GAAGCCTGCTGATTTGGGTTTACCACTCTGGACGCCGTTGGGATAGTTACCTCCGGTTACCATCAGCTTAGTGGCTGTGGGGATGGTCACATTAATCCTGTCAAGGATGTTTTTACCATAGAGAGTGTAGCTCTTTAGCACACCATCGGCAGCATCAACAGCCTGTACCTGCCATTCCGAAGGCATTGTAGCCTTAACACCAGCATTAGTTATATACTTGGCGGGAACGACAACGATGTCATTTATTGACAGGTATGCGTTATCGGTTGTCCCACCAAACTCAGCGGCTGCCAAGTGAAGTGTCCATGCGGCACCTGCGGCTACTGCGCCAGAGGCACCAAAGGTCTCAACTGTCTTGACGAATGATCCTTCTTCAAACAATTTCTTTTGCGGGCCTGCAATCGGTACTATTGATCCGGTCATGTACAGGAACTCCAAGAGTCCTATCCCCGGGCCATACCTCTTCACGATCTCCCCCCATATCTGGGGTACTTGCATGTCTGTATCGTACAGCGATGCCCATACACTATTATACCCTGTATTTAGGGTGTTGCTTGTTACAGCGGGTTTACTTAAAGTCGACATTTTAAATTAAAAATAAGCGTTAGTTTATATTTCTCCATTTGCTAACGCTGCACTCAGGCTCTTGCCGGGAAGTTTCGGCTCGAGATCGTTGTCATCAGTGGCTGTGGTCGTATTGGGTTGTACGTCATTATGTAATTCTGCGTCTACTTTCTTTTGTACGGATGTCTGACCATGTTTTACTGCTATCTCCCATATCTTTGGCAGGTTTTCGTAAACCATGAAGGCGTTCCGCAGGTCTATTGCCGACTGTAGATTCTCCTCTGTCGGCTCCATCCCCGCATCTATAAAAGTAGCCTGAAACATATCTCCAAGTTTTGACTTATAGTCTGAAGGAACATCGTAATCTCCTAACTCTGGTATTCTTTCGTCTTTAAATTTATCAAACTGCGAGAACTTAGCTTTAAGAGGTTCAGTCGCCTGTATCCTCTTTTGCAGGTCTTCCGCTTCCTTCGCTTGGCGTTCCTCGGCTGTCACCGTCTTCGGTAACTCGATTCCGCTTGTAAGGGATTTGATATTTGCTCTTGCACCTTTTGCATCTATGGCTATCTTGGTCTTGGCGATACTCGACCATTCTTCAGGTTTAGTCTCGGGATCAATACCATATTTGTCCAAGAGGGCAACACGGATATCCGACTCGGCAAGAGTGGGTAAATCCATTTTCTGCTCCTTGATAAGTACATCCAAGTCCCCCATCTTACTCAAGTCCGACATTGCAATCTCCTGCAACACGAACGGGTCTTTATCGGGATACTTGTCAAGCAACTGCTGTGCGACATACGCACTACGCACCAGAGGTTTAGATAAAAATTCTGAGTTGCCAGCGTTTTTTATTTCCTCAATCTGTTGTTTGTAGGCTTCAATCTCCTTGGCATATGACTCTGCCTGTTTGACTTTAGGTTCATACTCAGCTATCTTTTGCTGAAGACCCAAGACATTCTTGACATCATCATCGCCTTTAAACGAAGTATTGAAGCGTTTATTGAAATCTTCAAAGAACTTATCCGGTTGTGGTTCGCTAACTTTAGCGGGCTGTGCCGGTTCAGCCGGTGGTGTTACTACTGTGGGTTCCGTCACGGGTGCCTGTGCACTTGGCTCGGGTGCTGGTTCCACACTATTGGGTGTACTATCCACTCTTTGTTCGGGTGGTGTAGTAAACCGTTTTAAACCATCATCATTTCCTAACATATGTTTCTGTTTCTTGTTTAGGGTACAAAGTTAACACTATTTTTTATCTTGTTTTTGTCGCCTCTTTTCCCGAAGCACAAGGATGACGTTGCCGAGGGAGGCTCCAACAGCCGCAAAAAGTAAGTAATAGAAGTTGTGCGTATATTCGATCACCCCGACACCCGCACCCATCTGCAAGAGGAACGTCAGTATCGTTGTTGTTGCTATCTGTAGTCTGTTTAACGCTATGATGAACCATGAACTTAGAAAATCAAGTAATCCGAAACCTAATAAAATCAAAACTGCTATGCCAATGTGAAAGTTACTTTCCATGGGCGGAGATATTAGTGAATAATTATGGCGTTGTCATCGCACCCTGCCCTTCAGTATTAGAATTTGCGTTATTTGGTGTATTTAATGCGTTTTGCGCCCCCAATGGCTCTTGCGGGGTATTACCTGCCGGAGAAGAGATCGTGCCTCCTGCGGCATTATTTGGCGTCACAGGGGGTGTGTTTTGCATATTCTGTATGCTCTGCACGCTCTCGAAGGCATGATAATTGGCTTTTGCCTGTGCAAACTTACCTATTAACTGCGGATCATCGAGTCCCATTGGGGAACTTGCGATGATATTTTGGAATATCTTGAGTTCGTCTGCTGCTGATAACATATCTATGTGTTTGCTGGTTGTAACCCCTTTTCGGCATCTGCCGCCTGCTGTAGTTGTTTTAAGAATTGGTAATTATATTCTTTGGTGAGTAGTTGATCCTTACCCACCTGTCTCATCTGTTCTATAGCGGCCTTACCTTTATTCATGTTAGTATCGACGGCCATCTGACCTTGCTGCTTGGACTGTTCTGCCTGTGCGTTAGCCTGTGCCTGCTGTTGTATAACTGCTGCCTGCTGTTGCTGTGCCTCCTGCTTATTCTTACTGATGATATATCTCATCTGCTGTACCAATTCATACATATCCTCGCCCCTGTCGAGTGCAGTCTCGAAGAACATAGCATCTGGTAGGTCTATACCTGGTCTCTGCTCTCTCACATTCTGTAGTGCTATGCTTATCCATTCGAGGAACTTGGCCTTTTGTCTCTGATCGGGTTTGGCTTTTAGTGAGATACCATACTGTACACCCTCATCTTCCATGGTGAGCATGGCATCCATGTCTGCCGGTGAAATGATCCCACCATAGGCTTCTCTCTGCCTGTCACTATTCCGTAGTCCAATCTGTATCCTACGCATAAGACTTGTAGAGACACTCTGTTTTATCTCGAAGATAGCATCTAAGATAGGTTTAAGGACATTAGTTGTAACTTGCATGGCTATATCCTGATTACCTTTTGTGGGGTCTCCCGCAGGCGTGGCTATGCTGAGAAGATTTATGCCGGTCAGCTTCTCAAGTAGTGTGAACTGCATCTGCATGGCCTCCATGGTCTCCTGCACCCTCGCACCGAGTCCCCCGTCAAGAGGCGTCACCGGTGTGGCTGCCCCGCCAGAGTACATACCCGAGGGTGTATTAGCATAAGAATAGAGTAGTGTACCTGTCTGCCTGTACATCTTTAGTACCTCTGCCGGTTTAAGTTTCTGCCCGCCAAAGGTCACCTGTGCCAGCATAGAAGTGTTTATTGCCACTCCCCTCTCTATCATCATAGCGAGTGAGTTCTGCCATCTGAGGAATAGTTGAGAAATCTGATCTAAGATAGGTATAGCCCTTTTCATAATAGAAGGCTGAAGTAACTGTTCTACATGGAAAGAGAGTTGTGGTTTGGATAGTCCTTCGCGGGATGCCATGGGCACAACACCATAATCAAAGACATAATCGGTATTGAGCACCCAGAAACACCTGCGGATGACCCTCTTATAGATCATCTTGACTTCCTGGCTCGCTCCGGCCTTCTTAGCTTCTTCGGTCAAGTCTCTTATCGGTGAGTCATATCGCAAATCTATGATACTGTCACGCCCTCTAAAGCTCCTATAATAAAGTTTCTTCTGTACATCTGTATCTATCCATTCTGTCTCAAAGATTGGTACTTTAAACCCATCATATCTATAAGTACCTGTTGTAGGGTCTATTTCGGAATAGAAGTTCTGCCACCTGTCCCTTGGGTTACCGTATAGTGTGTAACAGGCTTTGGCGAGCGACTGCCACTGCGACTCAGGCACGAGAGGTAACTTATCCCGAAGGTTAGATATAGTCCAGTAACAGAAATATCCCACATATTCCGAATCACCATAGTCATATTCATTGGAGAACTGCATGACGAGCCGTGCAGGGTCTACATACTTAACTTTCCATTTGTTATCTTCGGTATCGAAATAATCCCGAACCGCCCCATAGTTCAAAACTACTAAATCATCTACTACTTTCTTTCTTACTGTTCCATCCCAATCACTTATGTTCATAGAATGTCTCGTAAGTTTCTGCATGGCCTTTGCTATGGCGAGCTTAAACCCATCCTGTGCCTCGAACATAGCCAATTCCTCTGGTGACTTGGGAAGTATCACATCCTCATCAACGGGTATTCCTGCGTTTCTTTTATACTCGACCTGCCAGTCAGCATTCTTCGCCTCGCAGAGCTTTACATATTTTTGCTGCTCTTTTAGTTCCTGAGAATTAGAGTCTATGGTGTCACAGTAGATGTCGTAGTCCAACTTATCGAACATGCCATGGATGGCATTCATGATAGCGGGCGCGGGTGAGACATTTTGCCACATAATATTCATCCATCCCTCCCTCTTGACCACTCGACCTACGGGCGTATCGTCGAAGACGGTAAAGTTAGT